TTAAAATGGCCGTGTAAATTGCAAATGCAATAAAAGCGGCAGGGATGATAGCGATTAGTTTTTTCATGATATTGTTCCTAATGGGATGGAGTACCAAGTAATCCCCCCTTTTATGTATATTAATGGGTTGCCTGTAATTGATTCACAAAACACTTTAAAGGCCGGTAAAGCTAACGGGTACGTATCGTTAAGGACTAATAAAGTCAATTCAATAGTTGTATTATTTACCGCTGCACTGTAATTAGACAAAAAACTTTCCTTACCCTTTACGAAATCATCCTGTGTATCGTCTAATTGAGTAAGATCAGATTGTACATTAACTTCCGCACCTGCTGCAATCCCTGCAAGTTTATCTTTTTCCGGTGTTGTGTAATCATTTGTTGAAAGCCCCTTCCCTGTTATCTTATCGACCTTTATATCGTAAAGCTCAGTAAAGTTTAGATTGGTACTATTAAATGCAGTCCGCAACGGGTTACCAAGTCCATCATTTGGGGTCGATATATCAATTACTATCTTTGCCATCCCTTAGACTTTTATCCAGTTGAAATTTGATTTAGCTTTGATTAAACTAGGTGCCGGGCGTTCCGTTAAGTTCAATAAATCGAGGTACACATTAAACTTTAACTCTAAACCTACTGCTAGCTTCTCATATTTATCAGCCATTCTGTTTGTTTTCTCATCAAAAACCTGTTCAGTTCGTTCCGGTGTTACCAAAAAAGCCCCGTTTTGTGATACTTTTGGAATCCCTAACTGAAGGTAAAGAGAGCAGACATAATAAGCCTGAATAATTGCGATATAATTAGTATAAATATCTAGGTAATCACCTGATAAAGTCCCTGCCTCGTAGTCCGTAACGATTTTCAAATACAAATCAGCCCCTAAAATTCGCTTAATTTCAGAGTTTTGAGCCATAAAAATAAACGGATTTATCGCATCGTTATCAATATTTCCGTCAAACCCCGAAAGGCTTGATATATCGTCTATTGTTATGAGTAGCTTATTCATTACTTATCGCTTTTTCCTGTCCAAAATTCACAAAATCCAGATCGCAATCAGGATTTATTTTCTTAAAAACCTCATTTAGATGGTCTAAAATAATTTCCCTCATTGGATTGATAACACCTAAATAAAGGCTATCGGTTGCGGTTGCAATTTCGTCAGCATTGCTTGAAAATCCTGAACTGCCCGGCCTTTGAAATAAAATATTCATCGCGGAATGAGCAGCCATTAATTTTATTTCTGAAGTTTCATCATAGGTCACGAATTGATCGTTACGTCCTCGTGGTTCAATCGTATCTACTACAATCGCCTCTTCTGCGGTGTCGTTTACGGATACAGTAACACCATCTGAATTTTTTGTTCCTGTCCAATTATTTTTAATTTCATCTTTGACAATTAATTTTTCATCCTCAGACATCATAGCACCATTATTGACATTTATAATTGTCTTGCCCTGAAATCCGCCAAGTACGTGATTCACTGCATCATCAATCAAAGCAGCTTCGATCTTTGCAGCTTTCAAACCTGAAAAATAATCCGGGTACGGAAAATAAGGTTCAGAGCTTAATTGCTTTATGTGCATTATTTCAATCTGGCTATCGTTAGCTACTTTGTGAAATTTAGGATACGGCTTTGGTACGAACTTTGATTTTTGTGCATAGTCCCAAGAGTAGTAGTAACCGATTACCTCCATGTAGTCGTTACTCTTTGGATTAACATTAATACGCAATCCGACCCTCATAACAGGCGTATGCTTTATTTTTATAACATTGCCTTGATAGTTAATTATTTGCGGAAATGCAGATCCATGCAATTTAAAATCCATGCAGATCAAACGAAGATCAGCCTTTGAAATATAAGTATGCGGAATAACTAACCCGGACTTATCGATTAACCCATCCCCAACTATGTAGTTTACAATCGTCTTGATTATAAATGCATTGGTCGGACTATCATCGAAAGCATCTTGATACTTTTTAAAGTTGCTATTATTTTCGCCATTAAGCGTATATTTTACCCCTGCCGTCGGCTTAGTGATACCAACCTCGTAAGCTGAAAAATTGAAATGTATTATACTGCTCTTTCCCATTAGTTGTAAAATTTAGCAGTTGATATTTTAGAATAGTCCTGTATATTTTCGGATGCAGACACGATCATTAATTTACCTAGTGAAATAACATCGTTTGTAATATTATCTACAATCGTGTAGGAAATCTTATCTCCTGACTTGCCTGTCGGAAATGATACCAAAGTTACCTGATAGTTTTCATTCGGCAAGATCGTAATACTTGCCAAAACGTCCTGAGCTACTTTTGTAAATTCGTTTATTAACTTAAATTTAAAAGTCCTGAGCACATCTAAGTTTTTACGGGGTACGATTTCAAAAGCTGGTGAAGTGGTAAGTTTTAAGATGTCCATTGCTATATTTTAAAAAATCCCTCCCTAAACCTTAAGGAGGGATCCAATCACTAAACCGAACTATGAAAAATTATGCTACTACTGTCAACGCTGCAAGGTAGGCTGTAACCCCGGCAGCTGCCAAGACGTACATCAATTCGCTTTCCTTTGAGTTTATCGTAATCATAAAACCCTGAGAATCCGAACCACCTACTACTGTCATAATGTCGCAACCGTTTTTGCTTCCCAAAACGTAAATCTTACCGTTGTAATCCTCAATGAAAATAGTCTGCAAAAAGCCTGAAAAGGTTTGTATTTGCGTTCTTAGCTCATCGTCATTACCGGGGATGAAAAACGTATTTACGCCTACATACTCATTCGTGCGAGTTGCTTCATCAAAAGTACCTGTTTCAACTACGTTATTACCCGTAGCTTTAACATTTACCCTTTCGATTGCTGTAATGTTAGCTGGTAAGGCTACCACTCCGGTAACGGTATTAAGCACCGGAGTTGCTGCTGAAAATGATCCAAATGAAACCGCTTTCACGCCCTTCATCGGGGCTGTTCTGCTTACTATTCTGCTGTTTGTTAGTCCCATTTTTTTATGTATTAACCTCCGTAAAGTACTCCCTGAGTTGCTGCGCCTACGTTTGCCGCTAGCGTGTAGATTGATCTGATAAATTGAGTATCGCCATCTGGAAGCAGTTTTCCAACTTCAAAACGTGAAACGTCATCCAAAAGATCAGTATTCCAGCTAACTGCTAACTTACGTTGAGCGTATGCCATTAAGTTATTCGGGGTTGGTACGAAAATAACCTCTACACCATTGTAGAAACATTTAGCATCATTGGCAGCACTGTCAAATAAGAAGTTTATTTGTTGAGCTGCTCCAACTGCATTGTTAGCAATGCGGATTAGTTGTCTCCAAGCTCTAGGAGCGTAGATCACAACTGGTGAAACTAAATCATGAATATAAACTGCTGGAATTGCAGCGTAAATCTTTGCAAATTCAGCGGCAACGTTTGCACTAGTAACAGTTGTACCAGTCACTTTGATGTACTGACCAACTGCGTCCCTATCGTAAAGTACCCTTGCGAATACACCATCAACAAGTCCGGCGGTTAAGGCTGCTACTGCTGTCTGAGTTGCTGCGGTCATTGCTAACTGTCCAGCTCCCGGAGTTAAGGCTGCTACTGCTGTTTTGGTAGCTGCTGTAATTCCACCCCAAAAAATGCTTTCTGCATCTGATGAAATTTTAGGACCAAACATTGAAAGCACTTGACTTCCGAACTCTGAGCTTTCGATATTGAAAGCACCCGGAGCCATTGATGTATTCCATCTTGTGGTACGCAATGCTTCTTGAAGGAAAGTCTGCTTGTACTCCAATTTAGTAGGAGTAATCATACGGTCAGTCAGTGTAATATCACCAGAAGAGGACAAAGCCGCCCCGGTATATAACTGAGCCGTAACGCTTACGCCTGCTTCTGTGAAAATTGAACCTGCTTTAATGCCGTCATTAAAGGTAACGTATCCGTCAGAAATGGTTTTATTCGCGAATAAAATCTCTTCGAGGATTGGTACGATTGCTTCCCCTCTGATGTCTACCGGGGTTGGTTGAACTATTGCCATTTCTTTATTGTTTTAAGTTTTTAG